AGGAAAAAAAACATTTCGCGCAGATTTCTCTAAGTGTTCCAGCACACATCGTTTTCCTGATACGCCAGAAAATTTCGATCCCGACATGGCTGATTCGTTAGTGGATGAGAGCATTTCTGATGAGCAGGCTCCCAGTCTTGCTGAATTATTTACCGCGCACTATGCCGGGTTATGCAGGTATTCACTGGTGAGTAATAACGTGAATTCTGCCGGTGGCGGCATTCTGAGATCGGAATGGGTGGATAAGGTCAGCGCCAGAGATGACGGGTCAGAAATTGTCTGTGCCAGGACCGGATGCTGGAACAACTCCGCACAAGGGCGCGAGTTTTATCGGTGGGCAATGCCCGGTACTGGTGGTCGCCAGTTGCTATGAAAAATGGACTGACTGTAAGGGGCGATAATGCTGCCGCTGTGCTGGAGTCTCTGCGGCAGCTGACGAGGATGGATGTGCTGGTGGGCATTCCGGCAGAGCACGGGGCGCGGGACGGTTCCCCAATGAACAATGCTGAGCTGGGATATCTGCAATCGACAGGGGCCACAGTGGAAATTGATGGGCAGAAAGCCACGCTGCCACCCCTGCCATTTCTGGAGATGGGTATTGAAGATACCCGTGCGATCACAACCGACTCCCTGAGGTCAGCAGCCCGTGCTGCCCTGGATGGGAATACATCAGGCGTACTGCTGCAACTGGAGACGGCTGGTCAGATCGTAAGGGATAGAGCAAAGGCTGTCATCAGCTCTGATGACAGCCTTCATACGCTGTCAGAGAAAACCCAGCAGCGCCGCAGGGACCCGCGATCTACTGACAGTAAACCGTTAAATGCGAATGCCCTCATTTTGAATTCAATCTCTTATGTCGTGAGAAAAAAATAATGCCGATGCTGGAAAGGACAAACGTGCGGCTCGATCCAGATGTTGTCGATTACCCACTGGTCTGTCATCGACAGGTTCAAACGCCGGATGAGGGGCATCTCCCCACTAACACCCCGAGGAGGATGCCATTCACAGGCATGTTTCCGCGACTGGACGCTGACGTAGTAACGCGCAACGCACGCCTCTGCGGCGTGACAATTCCCGAACCATACACCCGCTACTATACCGACTTTGTACATGCCCACTTTGGGCTGATGAGACTTGAGGGAGGGTCATCCTTTGACTAACGACAGTACTCAACCGGGCTATCTCACCTCCACAGATACAGGCCCGGAATACGATGAGGCTCTTGAGCGTCAGATCAGCCGATGGATATGCGGTGTAACCGGACTGCCAACCGATATGGTAATGCCACGCTGGACAGAGCCGCAACCTCAGAATGGACTGACCTGGTGTGGATTTGGTTTATCAGTTACGCCGCGTGATGGCACGCCGGCAAGTATTCAGGGAGGTGAAAGCAGCGAGCAGTGGACATGGGAGCAGGTGACGGTGCTGAGTAGTTTTTACGGTCCGTCCGGTGCTGGCATTGCCTCACGTTTCAGGGAGGGAGTAGCGGTGGAACAGAATGCTACAACGCTAAGGAGTGCGGCAGGGCTTTCACTTATCGAAACCGGGCAAATCTATAGCCTGCCTGAGCTCATCAATGACGAGTGGGTGCGCCGTTATGACATTACCACGACGCTTTCCCGCAAAAACATCCGTACCTATGGCGTAAAATCGCTGGTGGACGGTTCTATATCAATCTCCGGAGAATAACTTATGGCACAGGGCTTACCTGTATCCAGCATTGTAAATGTTGACGTAATTCTGTCGCCCGCTGCGGCGGCAGGTCGTAATTTTGGTTCACTGCTCATTCTGGGCACTTCGACCTTCATTCCGGTGACGGAGCGCATCCGTCTCTATACCAATGGAGAAGACATTGGCGCAGATTTCGGAACAGACAGCTCCGAATATGCGGCCGCACAGGTTTATTTTTCTCAGTCGCCGCAGCCGACGCAAGTTTATATCGGGCGCTGGGCAAAAACGCTGGAAGTCGGCGAGGCGGGTAGCACTGAAACGCTGGCGCAGGCTGTTAACGCAGTTCTCCAGTTCACTAACTGGTACGGTCTGACTATTGCTGATAAAGACGATCTGACCGCAGAGAACATCACTGACACCGCTGCTGCTATTCAGGCGTCAGGCGTGAGCCGAATTTTCGCCGTGACATCTGCAGATACGGGCATCATCGATTCAGCTTCATCGACGGATATTGCGTCAACGCTGAAAAAAGCGGGTTGCAGCCGGACCTTCATTCAGTACTCAACGACCAGCAAATATGCTGCGCTTTCAGCGTTTGCTCGGGCATTCACAGTCAACTTCACCGGCAGTAATACCACCATCACGCTGAAATTTAAACGTGAACCAGGCGTGGCTTATGAAACCCTGAGCAGTGCGGAGGCAGCAGCAGTAGATGCGAAAAATGCCAACGTCTATGTCTATTACGCGAATGACACGGCAATCCTCCAGCAGGGCGTTATGGCTAACGGTGATTTCTTCGATGAGCGGCACGGGCTGGATTGGCTGCAGAACTACGTGCAGACCAACTATTTCAACCTGCTTTACACCTCATCAACCAAAATTCCGCAGACTGACGCCGGCGGCACCCGTCTGCTGGCGAATGTGGAGCAGTCAATGGAGCAGGCAGAGAAGAACGGTCTTATTGCACCGGGCATCTGGAATGGCGGCCCTATTGGAGAACTGTCATCCGGCGATACGCTGACGAAAGGGTATTACTGCTATATCACACCAATGGCTGAGCAGGCACAGGCTGATCGCGAAAAGCGCAAAGCACCACTAATGCAGGTGGCCTGTAAGCTGGCGGGTGCTGTGCATTATGGCGATGTTCAAATCAACGTAGTCCGTTAAGGGGAATCTTATGAGTACTTATAGTTTTATTGACGTTACGGCGTCGCTGACCGGCCCTTCCGGTGCCGTGGACCTGGGTTACGGAGCTGCGAACTCTGATGAGGGGATTGTGGTTTCCATGACCGAGGCCAAAAACACCATGACAACCGGTGCGGATGGTGAAGGCATGCACAGCCTGCATGCGGGCAAAAGCGGTACAGTTACGATCAACCTGCTGAAAACGTCCCCAGTGAATAAGAAACTCTCACTCATGTACAACGCGCAGACTCTTTCTTCAACTCTGTGGGGTAATAACGTGATTGTTGTGCGTAACACCGCATCCGGCGATTTGGTTACCGCACGCGGTTGCGCCTTCCAGAAGGTACCGGACTTCAGCAACCCGAAGGTTGCAGGAACGGTAACGTGGGTTTTTGATTGCATCAAAATCGATGAACTGCTCGGGGAATATTGATTATGGAGTTTGAGATCAAAGGCGTGCGATACCGCAGCGCAAAACTTAGCGTTTTTGACCAGCTTAAAGTTACCCGAAAACTGTTGCCGGTGCTGGCGGGTCTGCTTGCTGAGTTCGGCACTATTCGACATATGTTGCCGAAACCGGGTAATGATAAAACGGCTGACACGCTTAACAGCTATGCGCCCGTTTTTGAAAAGCTGCTGCCACACGTCGCGGAGCAGCTGGCCGGGCTAAGTGAAGATGATACCAACGCGATCATTTTTCCATGTCTTGCTGTCGTGTCCCGCCTTCAGGATAAATCGTCCTGGGTGCCGGTCGCAAGACAGGGTGAACTGATGTTCGATGACATCGACCTCATGAGTATGTTGCAGATGGTGGGTCGGGTCGTGGGTGACAGCCTGGGAAATATTTTGCCCGCAGCCCCCGTCAGCGAGACTGCGGGCCAGTCGCTACCGGACTGATACTGGACAGTCTGCCGGACGGTGAAGACTTTCTGATGCGCCCGGTGGATGCCGGGTACATCAGTTATAACAAGCTGCTGGATGGGACTGTCGATCTGGCTGACATTGCCCGCATGAATGACTGGCTGGATTTGAAAGCTGACAACGAGGAGCGGATAAGACGCTGGAGAGAAGCGAATGAGCGCTGAAACGATCAAAGATTTTCTGATTAGCCTTGGCTTTAAAGTTGATGACGCGGGGGCAAAAAAATTTGATGCCACTATCGCCGCAACTACGCAACAGGCGCTTAAGCTGGGCGCTGTTGTAAAAGATACCGCACTGTCGGTGGTCGCGTTCACAGCAAAGATCGCCAGCGGACTCGATAATCTCTACGGAATGTCACAGCGAACTGGCGCCACCGTACAGGGCATCCAGCAGATAGGCTACGCCGTCTCTCAACTGGGTGGGACCGCGGATGGTGCACGTTCATCACTGGAGGGACTGGCACAGTTTGTCCGTAACAGTCCTGGAGCTGAAGCATTTCTGAATCGCCTGGGCGTACAGACGCGTGATGCCAGCGGCAATATGCGGGACATGGCGTCTGTTTTTTCCGGTGTCGTTCAGAAGCTGAATAAAATGCCTTTTAATCGCGCAAATCACTATGCGCAGATGCTGGGCATCGATGAAAAGACCCTGATGGCAATGCGCCGTGATGTGGGCCAGTTCAGTACAGAGTACGCGCAGATGACGAAAGCCATCGGCTACAACCCTGATGTGGCTGCTGTCAGCGCTAACCGGTTTATGACCTCCCTGCGATCATTTGAGCAGATGGCAGACATGGCGCGCGATAAAATTGGCTCCAGTCTGGCTGAAGGTCTGTCGGGTTCAATCGATACACTGAGAAAGCAAATTGTCGATAATTTTCCGCAGATTGAGCAGACGATTACCCTTGGCATAAAGGGCATTCTATGGCTGGGGGAGGTGATTGGGAGGGTAGTTTACAGGCTGATTCAGGCGGCTGTTGATATTCAGAACTGGTGGAATGCTCTCGATAGCAGTACTCAGCAGCTGACAGCGATACTGGGTGGGCTTGTGGTTATCTGGCGGGTTCTGAACAGTGCATTCATGGAATCGCCGATTGGTATTATTGCTTCTCTGGGGATGGCAATCATTGGCCTTTATGATGATTACCGGGCGTGGAAAGAAGGCGGGAAATCACTCATCAACTGGGGAGAGTGGGAGCCAGATATCAGGCTGGCCGTAGAAAACATTGAGGGCATGGCCAGCAATATTAAAGAGCTGGCGAGAGAAGCCGCAGAGTTGTTTGGTATCGATCCGAAAGCGTGGAGTCTGAAGTGGGAATTTTCAGACGTGATGCACAACCTGGGTGAACTGAGGAAAATGTTAACTCTCCTCGGAGATCTGCTAAACGCCATAAACGAACAGCGTTGGTCAGACGCAGCCAGCATCGGCAAACAACTGCTTAAACAGGGTAGTGACAGGCCTGATGCGTTACCCGGCGTTACACAGAAGGCACAGTCGATACGCAAGGATGTTATCAGCTGGTACCAGAGCATTCACGATAAACTTAACCGTATGCTTCCTTCATGGTCGGGGGGCTCTTCAGAATCACCAGCCGGACAGGGCAAGACGGGAAACACCGCAGACGCGCCGGGTCTTGATGACAGGCCTGTGCAATATAGCAATTCCTTCCGTCAGCCTCACCCTAACAAAGAGGGTCGGGCGATGCTGGGCTGGCTGCAGCCTACCTTTAAGATGCTGGAGCAGCTTTACCGGCTACCCGAGGGGCTTTTGCGCAGTGTGGCAATAACAGAGTCGGCGGGAAATCCCAATGCAGTTTCGGGCGCAGGCGCACAGGGGCTGTTTCAGATCATGCCTCGCACCGGTCGCGATTTAGGGCTGCTCGGCAATGATGCATTTGACCCGATAAAAGCAGCCGGCGCGACGGCGAGATATCTTAATCAGCTGCTTAAGGCTAATGAGGGCGATCTGGCTAAAGCGCTGGCCTCGTATAACTGGGGCCTGGGAAATGTGCAGAAGCATGGAATGACACTTATGCCTGTGGAGACCAGAAACTATGTGCCTAGGGTGATCAGCAACATGCCGCCCTCAACATACAGCCCGATCAGTCAGGAAACGAACATTCATATTCATGGTGTCAATGATCCGCACAGGGCGGCCAATGAGGTTGCAAATAAACAGTTGGCTGTTCACTCCCGCTTTATGCAGACCATCGGAACAGGGCCACGCTAATGGATATTCTCTCAACGCTGTTCCACCAGCAGAAACGTAAAATCGGACTGTACGTTCCCAATGTTGTCGTCTCAGAAAAGCATGTTGACACACTGGAAATCACAGAACATCCGGTCGAGGACAACGCGCCGATAGCTGACCACGCATTCCGGCTACCCTCTGAAGTGATGATGGAGGTGGGTTTTGCTGGTGGCGGCTCGCTGCTTGACCTTATGGATACCTCATCTTTCGGGCTGAGTTTTGAGCTGAGCCCGAAAGAGGTTTATATGCAGCTGCTGGAGCTCCAGCGAACTCGGGTACCATTTGATGTGATCACCGGCAAACGGCTTTACCGCAACATGTTAATGCGCGTGCTGGATGTGACTACCGACAAAGCGACAGAGAATGTATTGTCTGCCTCGCTGACGCTGAGGGAGGTGTTAATAACCTCTACACAGAGCAACGCTATCGCAGATAAAACTAACATGAGTCAGGGGGTCAGCACCTCCGCTGTTCAGAATGCCGGTGTTAAATCGACGAAGCCGGTAAACGAGCGGAGGCTGTCCTGAGTGGCTAATTTTTTAGGAGGATTATATGCAGACCAGTGAAATTCCTCTGTCGCCAGATAATCAGCAATTCACAACCACGATCAACGGAATCAATTACTCGATACTGACGCTGTGGCGCGATGAGGCAGGCTGGGTAATTGACCTGCTGAACAGCAGTAGTATCGCGATTGTGACGGGTATTCCTCTCGTGACAGGAGCAAACTTGCTGGAGCAGTTCGGCTTTCTTCGTCTGGGATTCGGGCTGGTAGTGGTCTGTGATGATCCGGCGCAGGGTTATCCGACACGGGACGACCTGGGTTTAAGAAGCCATCTGTTGGCCGTAACGGAGTAATCAGCATGTCACAGAACTGGATGCGCCACTTTGAGCTGCAGATTGTCAGTGAAAGCGGTAATGGCATCAGCCTGAGCGATTTTAAAGTGGTGTTTAATATCAACTGGACAGTAACCCGCTGGCCCGCAGTTGGAACCATTAAAATTTACAACCTTTCTGGAGATACCGCGTCGCGGATACTGGGTAAAGAGTTTGCGAAGATAAAAATCATTGCCGGTTACGACGGGTTAGCACAGGACACTGATGCCAGTCAGGTCGGTGTCGTCACTAACCTTGAAGTCGATCAGGTAGGGCAGGTTAATGGCACTAATTTTGGGGAAATTTTTAGCGGGGATATTCGTTATACGCTGACAGGCCGCGACGGCCCGACGGATACCTGGGTACTGATTCAGGCTGTGGACGGACATGAGGCATTTACAAATGCCTGCGTTATTAAAACGCTGTCAGCCGGTTACAAAGTTGCAGATATTCAGGCAGCCCTGATGCACACCTTCAATCCGTTTGGCGTCACTCAGGGCACTACCGGTGATTTCCCTGAGACCGTTTTTCCTCGTGGGCGTGTACTTTATCATCCTGCACGGGATGTGATGGATAATGTGGCCGGACAATGCAGCGCGACGTGGCAGTTAGCAGGCGGTCAGTTACATATGGTGCCTGTTGATAAATATGTTCGGGATCCCATCGTGCTGAACAGTGACACCGGTATGATCGGTATGCCGCAGCAGACAATGGAAGCGGGCATCAATGTTCGCTGCCTGATTAATCCTAACATCCGCATCAATGGTCTGATTCAGATAGACCAGAACTCAGTTTACCGGGCCAGTCTGTCAGCGGATAAGATTGCGTCACTACCGTACAGGGTTAGTGAAACCCTTGCAGACGGAGAAGCACCGGATGATGTTAAAACGTATCAGCCGGCAGGCGTTGCCGCTGATGGGATCTATATTGTCTATTCTATAGACTACAGTGGCGACACGCGTGGGCAGGATTGGTACATGGATATCATGTGCCGCGCCAGAAACAATGCGACTCTACAGATACAGGCTGTGCAGTAACATGCCCGGCTACGGTCATGATGACAATTAACTCTTCAGTCATGACGGTGCCGGCCAGCTGGCAGGCAGTGAGTCATTCACTGTCGTAACCCGGACAACGTACAACAAAGATCAGAGTGCTGGAGTGGAAAAACAGTATCCATATCCATGCGACTCCCCTCACGCCGTAATTAACATCCCCATCTAGGACCTGCCTGCGAGCGGGTTTTTTATTATCCGGAGTATTTCATGACAGTCTCTTTCCAGTCGCTGGCAGGTGGTGAACAGCAATCTATGAAGATGCTCGCCGACAGCATTTTCTCCTCGCTGCGTGTTTCCCTGCCTGGCATTATTGAATCGTTTGATCCGGAATCCTGTACCTGCACCGTCCAGCCCGCGCTCAGAGGGCAACTGGTTGACGCTAGTGGGAATTACAGCTCGTCAGCGTTACCCCTATTGGTGGATGTACCTGTAATTTTCCCGCGCGGCGGAGGCTGTACCATCACATTTCCGATTGCAGCGGATGACGAATGTCTGGTGATATTTTCCGACCGCTGTATTGATTTCTGGTGGCAGAATGGCGGGGTACAGGAAACGGTCGATCCTCGTATGCATGATCTGTCTGATGCTTTCGCTATAGTTGGACCGCAGTCACAGGCGAAAAAAATCAGTGGCGTGTCTACAACCTCAATTCAGGTTCGTACGGATGATGGTGCCAGTTTTATTGAGCTGAAGCAGGACGGACAGGTCAATATTACAACCTCATTGCTTACAGTAAATGGTGATGTAAAAGTCAACGGCTCAGTCACATCGACTGGCGATCAGACTGCTGTAGGCATCAGCCTGACAGGACACACACACAGTGGTGTCCAAAAAGGGGAGAGTACGACGGGAGGTCCGCAGTGAAATACCGACGCGAGGACGAGAATGGCGATTACACCTTTGGTCAGGGTGATAATACCTGGCTGATTAACTCACCTGAGGCGGTGGCGCAGGCCGTAAAAACCCGATTTCTGCTTTGGTACGGTCAGTGGTTCCTCAATACGACAGAGGGCACGCCCTGGATACAGTCAGTACTGGGTAAGCAGAATCCCGAAACCTATAATCTGGCGATCCGCAGACGAATTCTGGAAACCCGCGGCGTTGATTCCATCATCGCATTTGAAACTACCTTTAACACCTCATCCCGGCGCGTGATCTTTACTGCGACGATTAATACTCTTTACGGAACGACAACAGTCATAAGCGAGGCGTAATGGCTCTCAACATAGACACGCTGGGGTTATCGGCAACGATAACGGCCCAAGGCATCAGTGCGCCCGGATATCAGACGATCCTCAACACACTTACCGGTTTTTTCCAGCAAATTTATGGCAGTGATGCATACCTGGAACCCGATAGCAAAGACGGACAAATGGTTGCTCTGGTTGCGCTGGCTATAAAGGATGCGAACAATGCCGCTATACGGGTATATAACTCTTTCTCCCCTTCCACAGGTATGGGAGCTGCCCTATCCCGTAATGTTAAAATTAATGGGATAACGCGGCACAGGGCAACCAACTCGACGGTTGACGTAACGCTAACCGGCACCGCAGGAACGACCATCGTAAATGGATCCGTTCGTGACACTAATAATATTTTATGGGATCTGCCCGCCAGCGTGACGATCGGCATCAATGGCACGGTGTTAGCGACAGCAACCTGTGCTACATCCGGCCCCGTAGCGGCAGTAAAAGGGACAGTTAACCAGATTAACACGCCCACACGCGGCTGGGTGTCAGTGACTAACGCAACAACGGCGGCAATCGGCAGTGCGGCAGAGACCGATGCTGAATTGCGTCTCCGACAGGGGCAAAGCGTGGCATTGCCAGCGTTAACCCCCTTTGACGCTCTGGACGGTGCCATTGCCAATGTGCCCGGCGTTACGCGTCACAAACTCTATGAAAATGACACTGGTGTCGTTGACGACAATGGGGTTCCTGCTCATTCCATTGCGGCGATTGTCGATGGCGGGGATGCAACAGAAATTGCACAGACTCTTCGTAAAAAGAAAACACTGGGCGCTCCAACTTTTGGAACGACGTCGATTAACCTTACAGATGCCTATGGCAATCTTGTTGAAATTTTCTTTTCACGCCCGATCAGTGTCCCCATTTTTGTCACCATAGAAATAAAGGCGTTTACCGGTTACACCAGCTCAGTCGGTGACAAAATTATCAGTGCGGTGGTTAACTATATTAACAGTCTGGGAATTGGTAATAACGTTTACCTCGGACGATTATTTTCGCCTGCTAACCTGACAACGGGCACAGATAATAATGATAGCCAGTTTTACGATATTGACAGTATTGCTATCGGTATCAGTAAAACATCTGTTACGACATCTAATATTGCAATCGCCTATGACAGTCTGGCGACATGCACAGCGGCCAGTATTTCGCTTACGGTGGTTTCATGAGCAAATATACGGACCTGTTAACCAACTATCACAGAGGTAAACCTCGTTTTGTCTATCACGTTGACCTCACTACGCGACCGCTTAGTGACACTTCTGCTGCGATAAGTGGGCTTGATGCTGCCTTCGACCTCGATACTGCGACAGGTGCTCAGCTTGACGTTATAGGAGAATGGGTAGGGCGAAACCGGCGAATAACGGCACCGATAGACGACTACTTTTTCACGCTGGATAGCGAAACGCTTGGATTCGATTTCGGGACATGGAAGGGGCGATACACTCCGGATAATGGAGTTATTGACGTTGGTGATACCGAGTTCCGGGCAATGCTCCGCGCTAAAATAGGTGCAAACAACTGGGATGGTACAGTCGAAAATCTCACTCCTGTTTTAGACGGAATTTATCCGGACGGTAACATCAAGCTATCGTTTACAGACAATCAAAATATGACCATGAATATCTATGTAAACGGCAGCGTTATTTCCGGTATCACAAAAGAAATAATCAGGCAGGGGTTGCTTTCCATCAAACCCGCTGGCGTTTCGGTTACATACGTAATAAACGGTGAATAAGATGGCGAAAAATGATTTTAAGGCATTTGCAACGGGTGAAAATGCTAACGTTCTGACTCAGGCGGAATATGAAGAACTTGCTGCACTGTCCGGGGGGTTCAGCTCAGGGATTGCCAGAAGTGAACAACTGAACAAAGTCTGGAGGCAGGCATCGACGATTGCTGCGGTAGTGTCGTCATTCATGGCTGATAAAAGCGGCGATGATGTTCTGGATGAGGGGGATATCTCAGCTCTGAAAGCAACATTAGTAAAGGCATTACTTGCCAATTCTCGCAGTCAGCTTGATGATGTTTACCTTCAGAAAACCAAAAATCTCGCCGATCTGCCAAATAAACTCTCTGCTCGTCAGAATCTCGAACTGGAGAAAGTTGGGAACTTTGCGTCGGTGCAGCAGGGTGGCGGCGATGGAATGCTCACAAATAAAGTTTATGTGGGCTGGAACGGCACAAAAATGATTGCCCAGGTCGACGCTACTCGTATGGGAGATCTGTATTATGGCAATAATCCACCACCTTATCCCGTCACTAGTGTTAACACTAAAACCGGGGCGTTAACCCTCGATAAAGCAGATGTGGGCCTGGGAAACGCGGGTAACTGGCCTGCTGTTCAGGCCAACGGTGGCCTGCATTCATCCGGTAATCATCATTATTACATGGATTGGGGAACGGACGGTAAGTTACATATTACTGTTGATTCGTCAGATGCCGGCGAATTATTTACCACACAAAATCCACCGAACGCTGAACAGACTGGCGCATATTCTAAATATGGCGGCAATCTGAGTGAGGAATCCAGCGTTACCGTAATTTCAAAAACTCAAAATGGTAACGCGGGGCAGGGTCTCTATTCGCCTATGTTTCGTGCCTGTCTTAAAGACCGTGGCGGTGACATGGATTTCAAGGATGGCGCGTCGGCATGTTTCCGCATGGTTGAGGTTATCAGCAACTACGCGTTTGCAGAGATTCTGGTAGATGGTTATGGCTCGGTAAAGTCGTTTGAATTTCGCAATGACGGTAGTTTAAGAGCGCCCGGTCAGCTTCACGCAGGAGGCGCATTTATTGCAACCGATGGCAACCTCTACGGCGGTGTATGGGGCGGATATCTGAACAACTGGATTGTTGGCAAAATCGGCGAGGTAAATAACGCTCTCAACGGTGTAAGAGGCACAGCAAACGATGCCTGGAATAAAGCGAATGATGCGCAGGTTAATAGGGTTGCAGATGTTGCCCTGGGTGGTGAAGGCGCATTCCTCATTGTTAAAAATGGCCAGCAGCGTGTTCCCGGTGGTTGTGTGATGACCGGCTGGAATTATGAAGGCGATAACCCGGGTGGGGATACGGTGTTTTACCGCCCCATTCAGAAGTATATCCCGTCAATGGGATGGGTAAATGTAGGGCATACAGCATGATGTTAATACTCAAAAATTTCACACAGTACATTCCAGAATATGCGGATTTAATGATCCCGGCGCTCTACTTTCAAAGTGAAAAGGGTGAGGACTGGTATTTTCACCGCCTGCGCTTTCATGCTGACACGCTAAAAATCTGCTTCAACAGCGAGGGAGTGATTCGTTCTTTCGGGTTTGATGCATCACGCCTTTACCCTGGCGGATATTCCGTTGCAGAAGTCGAAAAAAATGCGGTTCCTGCAGAGATTTCGATTGACGGTTCATGGATGTTTGACGGTTCCGCAATTGTACCCCGCACTTATACCCATTCTGAACGGATTGAGCTGGCAGATAAAAAGCGCCTGTCACTTATGGCTGATGCGGTTGCTGAAATGTCCCCGCTTTCGGATGCGGTTGAGCTGGGCAGGGCAACCGCTGAGCAGTCAGCGCGGCTGATTGCGATCAAGAATTTCCGCCTTGATCTGATTGAGCTTGATGTTTCAGACCCGGATGAGATTGTCTGGCCCACGCTTCACGCATGAAGAATTGATATTAATAGCGGTATCTTGATAAGAGCTTTTTTACGTGAGGCGTGAAGGTTAGTCAGTCCGATGCAGGATTAGGCTGATTTAAATATGACAATGAAGGAGGTAAAGCGTTGCTGGTGGCGTGGGGAGACATCCGGTATTGATCTTCCTGTAATAGATAAGGTGATCACCGACAGCTCTGCTTCACACCAGCAGCGCTTAGACGAATGGCAGAAGGGACAGACTGGACAGACTGAGCTTGATGAGTCAGCAGCAAACGCGATTCTGTCTGACCAGCATGATGCCGTATTGCCCATCTACCGGCTCTCTCCCCAGGATCCGGATGAAGAAAATACGCTGGCAACGGCTATCTTCATTGTGAAAGCAAAAGAGGTTGAGTCGCAGGTGTTCGCCCAGGATCGTTAGCAGGCCATTTTGCAGGGCGCATTGACTGAATAACGCCTGGCGGTATGAACTAATTAACACTTCAAGAACCCGCTCAGGCGGGTTTTTTATTATCAGAAATCCATCTGTAATCAGCACTTCAGCTACCTTTAGCGGGACAGGCAGAAGGATGTTCTGCTTCACACATATGAATTTTTAAATGTCATCCAGGACTTTTATAAGAAGCAGCAACATAATCTGCCTGCATATCCGTTACGCTTGCCACACCAGATTTATCTCGTGGAATCATGTCGATTTAAATCTTCACAGATTGCCGCTGTTCATCACCGCAGCGTTTACACTGAAAGCAACGTCGCTGGAAAAGTATCCTATGAAACCCAATCCGATTGCTGTCCTGACTCTGATCCTGACTGCTCTCTGCAGTGGCAGCGCTGCGGCCAGCGCATGCAGCCCAAACAACGCTGCTGTGGCTAACAGCAATAACCTGATTTTGCTGGGCGGGAATGCGAAAGGCGCGGTCAAGCAGGTGGTTGCGGGTGAGTTTGGCAAAGATGTGAACTCGCAAAAGCGGGTGTTGGGGCAGTTTGACGCCTGTGGCGATCTGACGGTTGCCGACGTGAGCTATGACAAAAGTGAGCGCAACGTTATTCTCAGCATGGAGCAACACATTGCCCGGGTGCAGGGCGGCTGGGTGGCGGAATATGCGTATCTGGTAAAAGTGCTGAAAGAGGGCAAAGAGGTGGTGGTCGATAACCGACAGGGGACGATTAACT